AGGTAGGTAAAACGTGGCAACAGACACACTAGAATATTGGATAGTACATAGTGATTTATGGGAAGACTATGGACACGTTCATTTTGACAATAAAGAAGAAGCATATGCTCTAAGAGACTCACATCACGAAAATAAACCTCAAATTTATTTTGGTGAGAATAGAGTTTATGTAACAAAGAAAGTAATTCCAATCCATAAGGATTATAAAGATAGTTATTTAAAGGAGAAACAACAATGAAAAGTACAAACACACTAGAAACAAAAGTAACATACTTAAAAAATGATACGGTTAAATTAGAAATGTCTATGGACGATTATAGAACATTACTGCAAGGGAACATTGACTTAAAAAGTGCAGTTGAAATGATGGGTGAATGTCATACCATTTACTTAGAGGATTTAGGAAAACTAGATACTCTTGAATGGAGAATGGCTAGGGTGCTTGGCTTTAAGCGTAAGAGAAGCCCTTCTACTGGCGGAGATGGTGGATATTATTTCGGTAATTATGTCCTTAGTAATCATATACACGCGGAGAAAGATTAATGAAAAGTACAGATACAGTAGTTAGCGACATATATCATATGATTGACACCAAGGAAATCCCTGAAGGTGTAGATGTCGAACAGATAGTTGAGTCATTTGGTGAGAAGTGTAAAGAAATGATGCGTAACAATATCACAGAGAGTAAGTTTGACAGGCGTAAACTTAGGATGTCTAACATAGGTAAGAAGGATAGACAGTTGTGGTATTCTTATAATGGCTATAAAGGTGAGGAGCTTATGCCCCACACTAGAATCAAGTTTCTATATGGTCACTTGATTGAAGAGATGGTATTAGCACTTACAAAGCTCTCTGGTCACTTTGTGACAGACGAACAGAAACAAGCTGAAGTAGATGGTATCAAAGGTTCTATGGACTGTAAGATTGATGGTGTATTGACAGATGTTAAGTCAGCATCCCCTTATGGCTTTAAGAAATTCAAAGATGGCTCATTGATTGATGATGATCCTTTTGGATATGTAGATCAAATCAAAGGCTATGCTGAGTCTGAGAAAACTACAGATGTAGGTTGGTTAGTTATGGATAAAACTAATGGACACCTGACGTACCTCAAGTATGATATGGCTGATGAATCTCAATGGTATTGGTCTAAGTTAAACTTTTTCTCTATAACAGAAAGAATAAAAAACATAAAGAGAGTAGTCAAAAACGATACTCCACCAAAGAGATGCTATGACACAATAGCTGATGGTAAGTCAGGTAATATGAAACTTGCTGTAGGATGTAGCTATTGTGCTTACAAGCACGAGTGTTGGGGTAAAGAACTTAGAACTTTTATTTATTCTACTGGTCCGCGTTACTTAGTTAAAGTAGAAAACTTGCCAAAAGTTTTGGAGGTTGATGTAGATGGCAATAAAGTTTCGGAGTAAGCTAGAGAAAGAGTGCTATGCGGCACTAGGAAGTGACTGGAAGTATGAGCCTTGTCGAGTAGCCTATACTATTCGCAAGAATTACACCCCTGATTTTGTTAAAGGTAAGTTCTTTATTGAAGTCAAGGGGTTCTTCAGGAGTGGGGATAGACAGAAGTATAAATCAATTGCCGAGCAAATGCGATTTGAAGGCAAAGAGTTAATATTTTTAATGCCCCGCCCTGACGCTAAGGTTGCTAAAGGTAATAAGATCACTTACACACAATGGTGTAATAAAAATGATATTACTATATTTTCAACAAAACAGATAAAGGAGTTAAAAGAATGGACCAAGATAATATAAATCCTAACCATTATAAAAAAGGTAATATCGAGTGTATAGATTTTATTCTAGATCAAGATATGGATTACCTTACCGCCAGTATTTGTAAATATTTATTTAGGTGGAGAGATAAGAATGGAGTAGAGGATTTAAAGAAAGCTCAATGGTTCTTAGCAAAGCTGATAGAGCACGAAGGAGGGCAGTATGGCTCTAACTCTGAATGAACTAAAAGAAAGAATAGTTCAAGAGGCAATAGATCCTTGTCTTATTTGCGAAGTATTAGACATATCCACGGAAGAATTACTTCACGAATTTGAAGATAAATTAATAGATAAACGAGAGGAGTTTGGCGATGATGATGATTTCTACTGAAAGTTTCATCCTTCTGATATTAGGATTATTAATAATAGGTGCTTTCTTATTATGGCAACACGGAAATAAATGCTATGATAAAGGAATAACAGATGCCGTCCAAATGCACAGAGAAGGAAGACTACACTACAACACTTACTTAGATGACAATGGTGAAAAGATGCTTAACATTGAAATCGACCCAATGGAGGATGAATAATGAATACACTACCAAATGATTACCAAAATTTTATAGCCCTGAGCAGATACGCTAGGTGGCTACCTGAAAAGAAAAGAAGAGAAACGTGGGAGGAAACTGTCGCTCGTTACTTTGACTTTATGGAAGTACACCTAAAAGAAAACACTAATCAAGAGTTGGTTCCTAGCACTAGAAAGATACTTGAAGATGCAGTTGTTAACTTAGAAGTTATGCCTAGTATGAGAGCTCTAATGACAGCAGGGCCTGCCTTAGCTAAGAATCATATAGCAGGGTATAACTGTGCTTACCTAAGCGTAGATCACCCTAAAGCATTTGATGAATGTTTGTTTGTCTTAATGCACGGCACAGGTGTAGGCTTTAGTGTTGAACGCCAGTTTGTTAACAAGCTACCTGAAGTACCAACAGATATGATAGATGTAGACGATATTATAGTAGTCCAAGATTCTAAGGAAGGTTGGCAGTCTGCGTTCCGTAAACTAATTACATACTTATATGATGGTGAGATGCCTAAGTGGGATTTCTCGAATGTAAGAGTAAAAGGTGCTAGGCTTAAAACCTTTGGTGGTAGAGCTAGTGGCCCTGAGCCTTTACTTGATCTGTTTAATTTTTCTACCAACATCTTTAAAGAAGCGGGTGGTCGTAAACTGACAAGCTATGAGTGCCATAGAATGATGTGTAAGATAGCTGAGGTAGTTGTAGTGGGCGGTGTTAGACGAAGCGCCCTTATGTCATTATCTAATTTAACTGATGAACGTATGCGTAATGCTAAGAGTGGTCAATGGTGGGCAAATACACCTGAGATGGCTCTAAGTAATAATAGTGTATGCTATACAGAGAAACCTGACATAGGTATCTTTATGAAAGAGTGGACATCATTGTATGAGTCTAAGTCTGGTGAGCGTGGTATCTTTAATAGAGAAGCCGCAATTAAACAAGTAGCTAAAAGTGGTAGACGTGATGCCGACCACGATTTTGGTTGTAATCCTTGTAGTGAAATATTATTGAGAGATGGACAGTTCTGTAACTTAACAGAGGTAGTCGTAAGAGCTCACGATAAACAGTCAGACATACTACGTAAGGTTAGACTAGCTACTATACTTGGTACATTCCAATCATCATTAACAAACTTTAAACGCTTACGACCTAAGTGGGTACACAATACAGAAGAGGAAGCACTACTAGGTGTATCTCTTACAGGTATTATGGACAATTCTTTTATGAATGGTAGTGAGAGAACAGACAGAGGTTATTATGGTAAGCGTAGCCTTCCTGATTTCCTTTCTGACTTACGTAAGGAAACTGTTAAGACAAATAAACATTGGGCTGATTTGATGGGTATTAATCCTTCTACTGCTACTACTGCTATTAAACCTAGTGGCACAGTTAGTCAGTTAGTTGATAGTGCTAGTGGTATACATACTAGACATAATGATTATTACCTTCGTAGAGTCAGGGCAGATGCCAAAGATCCAATAGCGCAACTTATGGAAGATCAAGGTATTCCGTGTGAGCCTGATGTTATGAAACCTAACAGCGTTAAGGTATTTACATTTCCTATGAAAGCACCTGAAGGGGCTGTACTTAGGAACGATAGGACTGCTTTAGAGCAATTAGAGTTGTGGCTTACTTATCAGAGACATTACTGTGAACATAAACCTAGTGTAACCATTAGTGTTAGAGAGCACGAGTGGATGGAAGTAGGAGCTTGGGTATATAAACACTTTGATGAAGTGTCAGGTGTCTCTTTTTTACCACACTCTGATCACTCATATCAGCAAGCACCTTATGAAGATTGTACTAAGAAAGAGTACACATCACTAGCTAAGAAGATGCCTAAGTCTGTAGACTGGGATTTGATTAGTGAATATGAACTTACAGATATGACAGTCGGAACCAAGACACTAGCTTGTACTGGTAGTGTGTGTGAGTTAGTTGACTTAGTTGAAGAGGAGAGTGACATAGAATGAATTTAATAATGATAGTTCTTGTAGGAGTAGGTATTATCTTTCTTGATGAAAGCTCAAAAGATTTGCCTACTATAATAGAGGAGCAGTTAATCTGTAAACCTTTTGATTCAACAATGTGTGATGGATGGGCAAAAGAATGAAAACACTTGCATATTTAATACTGTTGTCAGTTCTTATTATAAATACTTGTGCGAGCATTTCAATTTATTTCTGGCTTGATGCTTTTCAACCTCTGGAGTGGTGGCTTTGATATACGAGTATGAATGTAAAGATTGTAAATTAGAGTTTACCGAGATGCGTAAGATGAAGGACAGGGAAGAACCGATAGACTGTCCTTCTTGTAATGGTAAAGGTAAACACATTATAAGCACACCTATGTTTAGAACTTGTGGCTCAGGTCACGGGCAAGGAGCAGGGTGGAAAGGAGAGTGGAAATGAATGAAGCAAAATT